GTGTTTCAATACGCTTTTAAGAGAAGTTTTAATGGATTTGAAAAACTCTGGTGGTTTTTCTTTGGCTTCCATTCTATAATATTCCTAAAGATTATTATTTTAAGTAGTTTAACGAATAAAATATATAAAAAATTGATTTAAAATTAAAATTTATGAGAATATATATAATATACAATTTATAAATGGAAGCAATTAAAATAGGATTTACTGGTAATCGTAAAGGATTAACACCAATTCAAGAAGAAGAAATAAAATTAATATTAGATAAATATGATAATATAATTGTTTCACACGGAGATTGTATTGGTTCAGATACAGATTTTCACAATTTATGTATGAATTATAAAAATACACATATAAATAAAAATATTACGATTTGTATATTTCCACCAAATGATCCAAAATCAAGAGCATTTAATATAGGAGATTTACTAATGAAAGAAGAACCTTATTTAAAAAGAAATTTAAACATCATAAAAAATTCTTCTATATTAATAGCATGTCCAATAGATAAAAATAGAGAAGATTTACGTTCAGGGACTTGGTCTACAATTCGTAAGGCAAGGAAATATAATTTATTAATATATTTATTATAGATTTTATACCGAAAGGTGCGGTTTTAAATCTTCAAGGGTGTAAAATTTAACTAACGAAGAAAATGTCTAATCTAATCCAGTAAAATTTAAATCTCCCATAAAAACAGGTTGACCTTCATATTCAATTACGACAAATATTGATTTATATATATCCACTTTTTCTTTTATTTTTAATAAATTTTTCATCATGTTAGCAAGAACAATAATAATTTTATGAATTAGATTATTTTTATCAAACGTAGCTAACATAATTTTTACCGAGTTAAGATTTTTACATTTTTTTATAACTCTTTCCTTTATATACTCTATAAACCCTTTTATATAATCTACATCATTTTTACAGTAACTGATTTCTTTTTCAAGATTGTCCACTTTAATATCGTGTTCATTAATTTCATTTTTAAAGAAACTCCGATTATACTGAAAATTACAACTAGCTCTTTTGACATAAAATCCGTTTGATAAATATGTATCCATTATTAATTTATATTTGCTTGATAAATCAGTTTTAAATAAAAAATAATTTCAATTTTTATTTAAATTTTACAAATTAATCATATAAGTAATATTTATGAGTTTGTCTCATTTTTCTTTTCGGTCGGCGTAATTATTACCAAACAGTGTCTGTATTTTTCCACCACATACCATCTCCTTTGTTTACATTATAAAGAGCCCTAAAAATTTCAGAACGAGATAAAGGCACATTACATCTATATTTATCAAGTGGATGAGGATTTGTCTTTAATTGTGCTGACAAAGCTTTCTTCGAGACAAATTGTTTTTGTTGGAACGCATAATAGGTATAAAACACTTCATAAGATAAATATCTAATAGGAATTAGGTCTTTATTATTTTCTTGGAAATCTCTTAAATATTCATCACAAATTGCCATTCCAGAAATATCCGCTAAATCTTCACCTATTCCAATTGAAGCATCAAATTTAATACCATCTTTTGCTGCGCTTTCTTCATATTGAGAAATAATATCTTTTTGAATTGTTTTAAAATGCTTTTTATCCGCATCAGTCCACCAGTCAAATAAATTTCCATCTAGTCCATACTGGCTTCCCCAATCGTCAAAACCATGTGACATCTCGTGACCAATTGTAAAACCAAGATGTGCCAGATTATATTCTATACCTCTTTCATCTAAATCTACAAACGGTTTTTGTATATAACCCAAATTAATATAAATGCTATTTTTAGACGGTGTATAAGATGCGTTAACAATATACGCTTGAGTTCCTGTCATTTTTACAGGATATTGTGTCCAATCCATCATAGGCATATCAATAGGTTCTTTTCCTTCAAGCTCAATAAATCTCGCATGTCTCCATTCCATAATTTTTATCATGTTATCATATAAATTGTCGGTATAATTAAGGTCAGGGTCTTCTCTTAAATTTTCAGGATATCCATAAATGAACTTAAAAGCCTTCAATTTTTTAAGAGCATATTTTTTAGTTGATGGCGCAAGCCAAGTATTACGTGTTAAAATTCTTTTAAATACTACTTTTAAATCATTACACAATATTTTTACAAATTCTATAGCTTGTGGATTACTATATTTTGCTACGTATTGATTTGTTAAAAATGTATTAAATGGAACAGACATGTATAAAGAAGCACTTACGGCATCACTTTTATTAATTTCAGATTGTCCCCTCTCAAATTCTCCATAAAAATCATATGGTATTTTTTCCCAATCTTTTGTAATACGTACTAGTCTTCTTAATAAAATAAACAACCAATATGTTTTCCATTTTGGCGAGTTCCAATTTTTCAATAATAAATCAGAACCACATTTTAAATAGTTAAGGCTTGAAGTAATAAAAAACTTGGGTGGCGTTTTAAACCCAACATGTTTTGAAAATTCTTTCCAATCAAACCCATATTTTGATAAAGCTTCATCGGCATATACTTTATTATATGTTTTTTCCTTACCACTTGTAATATCTATACAACCTAAAGTATTAAAAAGTTCTGTTTCAACGTCTAAAATATCTTGCGCATTGTAATCATTTTTACCAAGTAAAATATCAAATACTTTTTGACAATGACTTACAAAAGTCATTCTATACTTTTTTTTATATTCAACTTGTGTTCCATCATCATAATAAACAGATAAATCTAAAATGGATAACTGAATTCCATCTATGTAAGACCTATAAGTCTTTACATCTTTGTCATCAGGGTTTAAACTCCAAACAAATGGTGCTCTAGAAGAAATCATTTCATCTCTATTTATGTATCCCAATAATTCCCACGGATTGTTTCCACTAGTATAGTCACCTATCAATTGTTCTGATTCTTTTGCTATTTGTCTTGTATAAGATTTTGTGTTCATTTTAATAATAGAATCTCGAAAATTATTAAGGTTTTTAGAAAGTTTATCATCGTGTGTTTTAATATAATCTAAAATAATTTCATCTAATTCTTTGTACACTTTGTCTTGCGCCAATCTAAAATCATCGACCTGAACAATATACCCTTGTTGTTTTTCTAATTTCACATTTTTTAACCATTGATAATTAATGTAATCATAAAAGTCATTTTCGGGCTTAATGCTATTTGGAGAAAATTTACTTAACAATTCTTTAACAAATTCCTTTTTACTTTTTAAACTGGATTTTCTCAATTGTGATGGCAAAATCGTTTGTTCAAATTGCGCTTCAAAAGGTTTTAGACCTATAGGACAAATAAGTTTATCTTTATTTTTTTTTGTGTTTCTTTTGTTGCTAACCTTAAGTTTGTTAGTTTTTGTCATATAATATATATAGTTTTTATATATTTTATATATTTTATATATTAATATTCAGAATAAGGGACATTGTTACCACCTCTTGTCGTTAAATAATTATACTGTCCAGTTGTCATACACGCACATCCACTGCCAGTCGAAAATGTGTTTGGGCAGCATTCTGGTTTAAAAGATGTATTGGCAAATAATAACATCTCACCTTCAGGTAAAGGAACAGGTTGTTCAGGACGGTCTAAAATCGTTCTAACACCAGGACTCAATGGTTGACCAGGAACAACCGTTAAATTAGGTTTGCTCCATGATGATACATCAAGTTTTGAATTTCCACCTAAACTGTATGTAGCTGATTGACCATAATTAATATTAGCACCTACAAAACCTTCTTTTCCACTACTAACTTGTGTAGGCATCATAACAGAAGATGATTTTTTAACATGTTTACTAGTTCCCATGTTTCCAAGACCCTCCATTATTCCACTCACGTTACAACATCCACATACAGTATGACCAACTAAAATTAAATAAATTACGCCAATTAAAATTAAAACCTCAAGGTTTAACTTATACCCAAGTATTGAAATATCCATATTATACATATTTCATAGATAATAATTTTCCTCTATGTTTTTCTAAAAACAAATCAATGGATGCGTTATAATCATAAAATTGAACATCTCCTATTATAAAAGTTTTTGAATCGGTTAATAAATGATATAATTTATTTTCTTTAATATTGGTAAATTCTTTATTTTTTCCATCTAAATATAATGTTGAACTACATTGTATTTTTTTATCACAAATACTAATATTTGGCCCTCCTTCTACAATAGTTTTGTTGTTTAAATTATACCTATATTGACCAACCAAATCACTTCCATTTATTTGAACTAAACCACGGACTTTCTCTCCATTTTCTAAAATATCATTAATTTTAATATTTTTAATTTGTTGTGTTTTGCCATTTTGTAATTTTATCTCAGTATTTCCAAAAAACCCGCTATCTAGATATTTATGTATGTCTTTATTTTCATTTATATTTTTAATATTATTATGTTTAACTTCTATAAGTTCTTTGTCAAAAATTTCATCCCAATCTGTAAATATATGTTGATTTATATTAATTACTTTACTTTCAGTATTTATACAATATAAATAAGGTTTGTTATAAGAATCATATTTAAATGCTTCTGGGTGTTTCGATATAGGCATCCACTTATCTTTATATTTAATAATATGTGAATCAGAAACAATAATATCGCCTAATTTATACATAATTGATCCTTCCGAATTAACTTTTATTATACTTGTTACTTTATTGTTATTAATTAATATATCACCAAGATTTACTTCATTAATATTCTTTTGTGTACCATCATTCATATCCATCTTTGTATTTTCATCAAAACATTGAACAGTTGGGATTGAAAGGTCTGGAGTAACTTGTAATACATCAACCATAAAAGCAAGTATAATTACCATAGGAATAGCAATAGCAACAAAAATGGTTGTATTCGCTAGAGCAACTGGCCATGTAAATGGTATTATCCACATTATTACAATTAAAGCAGCAAGAGCAATTAATATAATGATAATAAATTGCGCTATTGCTCCCATTAATGATTGTAACGTGTAGTATGTTCCTAATAAAGTGAATAAACCTGCTGTCATAGTTCCTTGAATTTTTCCAACAACATCTCTCACACTAATAATAATTTGTTGTAATGGAATCATCATATTCATAATTCTTCCCATTAATTCTTTAGCCATAAGCTCGAAAAAAGTTCTTATTTTATCAAACATTGCTCTTATATCGTTTATAACATCTTTAATTTCATTAAGAATAGAATTAATACTATTTATAACAAATGTAATAGCTTGGACCATAACACCAGTAATACTAGACAATATACTTTGTGTGCAGCTATTGAAATTTTCTAATGTATAATCAGTGGCACTAATACCTTCTGGATGTGTTATAAATCCAGCAAAAGGTATTATATAAGGTTTGCATCTTTGATTAGGCCAATCATCAATTATAGGTTGAGAATTTATTTTTACAAAACAATATGAAATTAAAATTAACAGAATTATTGTAATGATTACAAATAATATTACAGATGCGCCATATTGGTCAAAATATGTTAACTTATCATACATTTTTGTTATATTTTCTAATCCTTTGTTATCCATATAAATATACTTTAAAAAAAAGTAAAGTAAATTTACAATATTAACTATTAGATAATTACACCATCTTGATTTTTATAAAATGGTCCTCCCAGTCCCAAAAACTTTCATAACCTATTTGTATTTTATGGTTATTTGTAATCAAGCAATTAAAAGTATCACTTTCTATATCTGATAAAACTGCTTTGGAATAATTCTCAACTTTAACAAAATTATTTTTAGTTTTATCAAACACTAAATGAGAACCAGTTACATAAATGTCTTCATTATTCACTCCTGAACCTTTAATCACATATAATGGAAGACGTTCGCGCCTATTATCAATTTTCATAATGGAACCAACAACAGACCCATTTTCTAAAACATCGCCTAAATCAATATCCTTCATGTCTTTAATTTCATTATTTTGTAGTTTTATTTTTGTATTAGGATGAAAGCAACTGCCGAGTGATTTAACTAACTGTCCTGGTGGTCCATTCCACGCGCTTTCCATAGTTTTTACACTGCCATCTATGGTGTACATAAGTGTTGTCATTATACCTATTGTTTTTCCTATTAAATCTATAATTCCAATTGTAATTTTTTGAAACTCAATAACTAAATTTAAAAACACACCAAATACAGACTGAATTATTGAAGAAATAAACCCTCTAATTTTATCAAACATTGCTCTGACAAAATTAATGGATTCAAATAAGTCTCCAATTACAGAACCCATAGAATTTGTTAAAAAATTTAATGGTTCTAATAAATACCCCATAAAATTAGTCTGCATACTTTGAATACAATATACGAAATTACTTTCCATATCATCAGCGAGAGGCATATACAACGGGTTGCATCTGTATAAAGGCCATTGTGCTTTTATAACAGCGATTTGATTATAATAAAATATTCCTGCTATATATAAAACAAAAGCTAAATTTACGTATAAAAAATTTACCCAATTTTTTCCAGATGGCATAACTTATATTAATATTATATAAATTATTAATGTAATTATACTATAATTTTGTATATAATATTTATTATAAATATAAACAAATATCATATTTTATTTCCTACTATGCTTTCGAGATTTATTATGTTTTTTATTTTTTTTATGTTTATGTTTTCTACTTTTTTTACCTCCGCTATGGCAGCCCCAAGACCAATTGCTATTTCCCCCCTTCTTATTTTTGTTTTTTTTAGAACCACCGCTTAAAGCATGCTTATCAAAAGCAGCATTAGCGGTACCTTGTGTGCTATGTTTAGATAATGCTGCTACCTGAGCATTTGGGTCTGTTCCAGGACCACCTTGTGGAGTATACTGCATTTGAAATTGTGGCACAACAACTTGACCGTCACCCCCCTTTTTAACACGTTTTTTCCCACCAACTGCCGCACCAATCGATGCTTGGCTAGCATTATTATTTTTCATCTGTTGTAAAGCAGAGTCTCTGGGGTTTCCAGCTAACATACCTTTTTGTGTTGGAAACATCATGCCTGGAACTGAATTATTAGACATATATAATTATAATATATTTTAATTAGTTTAAATTTAAAAAATAAACATATTAATAATTTATAATAAAAATGGACGACAATCAAAGACTACAGCTTCAAAATATGATTAAAACTAACAATGTTGAAGACCAAACAGAATTAATACGCAATTTAAAACATAGTCAAGTTTTAAGAAGTAATGTTAATAGTATGATTATGATTAAAGCTAAATATAGAGGCGATGAAGAAAAAATTACTCAAGAATGTATTAATGAATGTGGTTTTTTATTTACTTATTATACAGACATTTTTAATAAAATTAAAAAAGACGAAATTGATATAGTGATTTTGAATAAATTTATTGATGTATTAAGAAGAATTGAAGATGGTGAATTAGACCAACATGAAGGGTCTTTTCTAGTAGGAACACTTTTAAAAGAATTATATGTTGATAGTGCTCTAAAAAAGGGTAATAAACTAGATGAAATATACGAAAAAGACCAAAAACCTGAACCAAAAAAAGCTGAAATTAAAATCAGTTGGAAGCAATTTAAAATGATAGATAAATAAATATTATTATAATATATATGAGAACAAAAAGAAACAAATCTTCAAAAAATAAGACAAAAAGAAACCACAAACCACCGCAAAAATATATTAAACCTTCTTTAAAATATTTAAAAATTGGTTATTCATTGTATGCTTCAAAAAAATATGAAGGAGATAAAATATTGGAGTATAACAGGCTTTCTGAAAAAAAAACAGGTGACCATTGTTTATTGGATAATTCAAGTTGGTTTGGAGATTTAGATGTAGCCAAAAGTTATGCCAAAAAAGATACTCATATTTATGAATGGAAAACAAAAAAACCAACTTATTTATTAAACATTAATAAAGAAAATGAATCATTTGTAAGTAATACATTTACAAATACAAAGGTTGAATTGTCTCCTACAATTAGTTTAACTGAAGGACAATTAAAAAAAATAGATTATGAACATCCTTATCTTAATATGACCCCAAATGAAAAAGCCCTATATGAATTTAACTTTGCGTTTGGATATTTAACTCTTCAAGAACAATATGAATTTTTAAAATTAGTAAAATATCTTATACAAAATAAATTTATAAAACTAGATACGAGAGAAGGGGATAGTATTTTAAAAAAAATAGATTTTAAAATAAATTATTATAGAATTTCAAGACTAATTACAAAAAAACCAAAATATAATAGACTTAGTTTTTATTTGTTTGATAAACATGCTATAATGAATCTTTGTAGAATTGTTAGAAATAAAAAGAATTATAAAATATCAGGTGTGTATCAAAAAAACGATACTAGCTTTTGGTTTCCTGATTTAGTTGTATATAAAATGAATATACAAGAATATATATTATTTAATCCACAACATAATTTAAATTATGATAAAGCATTAGACTAATCATAACTTTTTATTTCTTTCTTCGTCGTGACTTATTTTTAATTTTGATTTTTTTGTTCCTGCCACCCTTAATGCTCTTTTTAGCGCGTCCTTTTGGTTTTGGAACCTCCGCAGCCATTTCTTTGATTATATCATTTAATTTTCTTGTTTTTAATACAATTGTTTCCCCATTATTATATAAAACATCATATCTATGCTGTTTATCTGGGTCACTTGAGTCTTTGTATAATTCAGCTGACCATCTTCGATGAAATGTTTTACCATTTGGTGTTATATCGTAAAAACCAAACTTAGGTGTGTAATTGTTTTTATTGTCTGCTTCAGCTTCTAATGTTATATTTACATTGTTATGTGTATATAAAACAAACGCAATATGATAAGGAGCTCCCGCAACAATTTTTGTTCTTACTATAGCATAACTTTCACCGTTTGTAGGAACCGCATAATTATTTTTTTTATCAACAGGAATAGTTTTTAATATGGCAATATTATCTTTATCATATTCTGTAGCACCAAAAGGTTTATTTGTTAAACTTGATTGTAAAACTGGAGGTCCTGTTTGTGCTTTTAACATTGTATCTAATTTAGATTTATTATATGTTTGATTAGCAACTGTTATACATTCACCAAATTTTAAACAATCATTTTCATTAATAGATTTGTCATCATCTATGGGAGCGTCACCCACATATACTCTCTCATCTATCAAAGGTCTATAAAATTTATATTCAATATAGTTTCGCGTTATATCAATACCTGAAAGATTTACTGTCAAATCTTTTGTGATGCCAGTTTTTATAATAAAATTATTATTTATTAAATTAGCCAACGCACTAGATTGGTCAATTTGGACATCGTTACGAATATATAAGAAATCAGAATGAGTTTGGAAATCATAGTCATAAGGCGGTTGGGGCTCTATAGCAAATGCCGCATCTTTCGTAAATATATATGGCGATTTCTTAAAGAAATTACTTTTAATTGTAACTTTCTTTGGGGGTTGTGTATTAAGAATATTACTTTTTGAAATCTTACTCGCTACTCTGGGGTAAGTAGTAATCTTAGTTGTCATATATTATAAATATATATAATTTATAATATGTTTGTAATATCTTTTATAATATAATTTGTGATGGAATAATAATATAAAATAACATAAAAATATCTAGATAATTAATTAAATATGAAATATTTAGTTATAGTTGAATCACCGTCAAAATGTAAAAAAATAGCTGGTTTTCTAAATGATAATGACGATTTAAATATTTACGAAGTAGTGGCTACAATGGGTCATATTACAGAGTTAAACTCATTAGAAAATGTTGATATTAATAACAATTTTTATTGTAAATATGATATAATTCAATCAAAAAAGAAAAACATTGATTTAATTAAGAAAAAAATAAAAAGTACAGATGAAGTTATACTTGCGTGTGACGATGACCGTGAAGGTGAAGGTATATGCGACTCAATTTGTCAAATATTTAATTTGGATTTACAAAAAACAAAACGAATTATATTTAACGAAATTACAGAAACCGCAATATTAAACGCAATAAAAAATCCAAAATTAGTTGATACAGACCTTGTTCATGCTCAGCACACACGACAAATATTAGATTTATTAGTAGGATTTAAAGTATCTCCTGTATTATGGAAATATATAAAAAATAACAAAGAACAACCTCTCTCTGCTGGAAGATGTCAATCG